TTATTAGAATTTTATAACGACGGCTGGCGACCTGTAACAGGAGTAAGTAAAGGAACCGTAGGCACAGGCGGTAACACAATTCGTTATGTAGGTGCAGGCGGCAATAGAACCTCTGGTTACATAACACATATGTTTACTGCCACAGGCGCCCATACATTTACACCAACATTTACCGGAACAGTAGAAGTTCTTATTGTAGCAGGCGGTGGCTCAGGTGGTTCACACTGGGGCGGTGGAGGTGGTGGTGGCGGAATGATTTTTAGTAGATCATTTCCTGTAACCAATGGTACTGGTGTAAGTATAACTGTAGGTGATGGCGCAACTAGACCAAGTTTTCCAGCAGCCGGTAATAATGGCGGAAACTCAGTAATGGGCGGCTTAACTGCCATTGGCGGTGGCGCCGGCGGAAGCTGGAGCGGAGACCAAAGTAGACAAAATGGCGGCAGTGGTGGTGGTGGTCCAAACGGAGACGGTGAAGGTTCAAGACAGCGATATCTAGGCGGATATGGGACTAACGGCCAGGGTTTTCCAGGGGGATCAGGTTTGCGATTTAATGTCGAAACTGACAACACACACCAATCTGGTGGCGGTGGTGGCGCAGGCGGTCCAGGACTATCTGGACAAGAAAGAGCCTACGACGGGCTAAGGGCAGATGGCGGTCCCGGAGCAGCCAACGACATAGTAGGTGAAATACTGTACTGGGGCGGTGGTGGTGCAGCAGGTGCACACCTGGGCAACGGTAAGAGAGCCGGTGCAGGCGGCATAGGCGGCGGCGGCGGAGCCAACTTTTATCACAGTGGTCCAAGAGGTCCTGGTTCTAGCTTTTATGGCATTGGTGGTGGACAGGCTCTAAATAGTGGCGGTAATGCTGTAAGTATTCAAGAGTCTGGAAATGGTGGTGCAAATACCGGTGGCGGTGGCGGTGGCCATAATTATCAATATGCTGGTGTCGGCGGCGCCGGCGGATCCGGCATAGTTATAGTGAGGTATTAAAATGGCAACGTTAAAGAACACAACTGTATCGGCTACTTCATCTATTTCAATAGGTTCTGGATCAACCGCTGGTAGACCAACTGCAACGACAGGAACTTTAAGAAACAACAACAGTTACAGTCCTGGCGTTTTAGAATTTTACGATGGATCAACATGGAGACCTGTAACTGGATATAGCTCCGGCACAGTTGGAACTGGTGGACAAAGTATCTATTACACCGCAACGGGAATTGTACATGAATTTACCACAGTAGGCGCCCATACATTCACACCAGCATTTACTGGCACCGTACAGGTATTGGTTGTAGCAGGTGGTGGTGGTGGCGCAGGAAGTCATGGCGGTGGTGGTGGTGGTGGTGGCGTTATCTACAGCGGCGCAGTACCAGTTACATCCGGAACCGGAATTGCTGTAACAGTAGGTGCTGGAGGAGTCACTCGTCCATACAGTACTTTTGCCAACGATGGAGGAAACTCAGTGTTTGGTGGCATAACTGCCAACGGTGGTGGTGGTGGTGGCATTTGGAATCAAGGTAGCACTGATTCAAAGCCTGGCGGCAGTGGTGGCGGCGGCGGCAGCTCAGATCAAGACGGCAATAGATTTAGAGTATGGGGCGGCGAAGGAATTAATGGACAGGGATTCCCAGGCGGTTCGGGCTTGAGATTTAATCGAGAAGGCGACAATGCTCACGCAAGTGGCGGAGGCGGCGGTGCAGGTGGCCCTGGTCATCACAGTATGGATAGTAATAATGATGGAATTTGTGCAAACGGTGGACCAGGTGCTGCCAGTAACATCGTAGGCGAAGTGTTATATTGGGGTGGAGGTGGTGGCGCTGGCCCACACCTTTCACCGGGCGGAGGAGGCAACGGCGGTATTGGTGGCGGAGGCGGAGGCGGTGCCCATCATGGAAATCCTCAAATGCCCAGTAACTTTCCTAGACTTCTAGGCAGAGGTGGCGGCCAGGCTAAAAATACAGGTCAACCTGGTGTTAGTCAAACTACTGGTGGCAACGCTGGCGCAAATACCGGTGGTGGAGGCGGTGGTGGAAATAACGGAAATGACGGATCTGCACATCAAAACGCTGGATCGGGCATAGTGATAGTAAGATACTAAGGAAATAAAATGGCAACTTTACAAGCAACAACGATTAGCGACACTGGGTTTGTAACATTACCTTCAGGAACTGTGGCCCAGCGACCAGGAACACCTGTTGCTGGAATGATGCGATATAGTGCTGCATCTGCTAATTCATTAGAATACTACGACGGCACAACTTGGCGACCAGTAACTGGCTTTAGTAAGTCATCTGTAGGCACAGGCGGACAAACCATTGCATATGGCAATGGCGGTATAACACATCTATTCACCACTGTAGGTAGTCATACATTTACACCAACATTTACCGGCACTGTACAGGTATTGATAATAGGCGGTGGCGGTGGAAGTGGCTATGACTGGGCAGGTGGTGGTGGTGGTGGTGGAATGATCTATACTAGGGCATATCCTGTAACCTCAGGTACTGGTATAACTGTAACTGTAGGCGGCGGTGGCGTTAGAGGATCTACTCCTGGCGGTTCAATGTCTGGTTCTATTGGTGGAAACTCAGTATTTGGAGCAACCACTGCAAGTGGCGGTGGTCATTCTGGAGGCTGGAATACCATACCAGCCGGTGACGGAGGCAGTGGTGGCGGTGGTGGAAGCACTGACACCCCCGGCAATAGAACTCGTATGAGAGAAGGCGACGGTACCACAGGACAGGGATTTCCGGGTGGCTCGGGATTACGATTTAATACTAGCGGCTCAAATGGTCACGGTAGTGGTGGTGGTGGTGGAGCCGGCGGGCGAGGAGTAGACAGTTGCGATGACTACAAAGGCGCTAGAGATAGTCAAGCAGGCGGATCTGGAGCAGCGACCGACATACTAGGACCAACGCTGTATTTTAGTGGAGGCGGTGGCGGTGGCTGTCATCTTGGTGATGGGCAAATTGGTGGACAAGGTGGACTTGGTGGTGGTGGTGGTGGCGCTGTTTATCATGGCGGCCCCTATCGTCCCGGCGATGCTACATTTGGTCGTGGCGGTGGACAGAGTTTAAATGATGGACAGCCCGGTGCTGCGTATTTTAACCGAGCAGACGGTGGAGCAGGTGGTGCCAATACAGGTGGCGGAGCAGGTGGGGCTCAATTTGGAAATGCTGGCGGAAGCGGAGTAGTGATAGTTAGATACTAATCTTTTTGATTATCTTCACGCCACTTTTTAAAACCCTCATATCTTTCCTTCAAAGGGCGAAATAGATCATTTTTGCGAATATTGTTGCAAGCTATTATTTCTTCCCACGGAGTTTCGTCCTGAGCCAACTTAACAATATCTGGAGTTAGAAATTTATAGTAGCATAGTGCATCGCCTTTTTTAATTTCTATCCGTTCATGTTTGTTCTTAGTTTCGAATACTATTTCAACTGGCCTTACCCATTTACTAATATCATATTCTCCGGGAATTATAGTTGCTTTACTAGTAAAATTGCTGTAATGTAAAAATGCCGGTAGTGCCTGTATAGTCAAGCTCTCGTCACATGTGAATGTATTTAAAAAATCTATCCCTATCAACGGATATGGGCTAATACCTTTTTCGCTGTCATTCAAAAATCTAATATCAATCATTAAATTAAAAAATTCTTGATCTACATTATCACAATATACCTTGCTGTAATCGTCGTTGACTTCAATATCAATATTTAAATCAATAGGACTTCTAAAGATCCAGGTATTTTTAAAAAAGTCAGTGACAGCAGGGCACTTTGTAAATATTGTTCCTTTTCTAATCGAAACAATATCTTTAGACAGCGCGGATAACGGCGTGTAATCTTTAGGTAAAAAATGTTTAATGTGTTCGGCATGATTCACGCCAAATTGGTGTCCAGTATGGAATGAATGTTTGACTATTTTCATATTATGATTCTCTATCGTAATTAAACCAACCGGTAATTATGTACTTGTCCTGTGTTGCTGAAACTACACCTCTATGAGTATGCGTCCAATCTGCAGGCCATATAACTGTTTTACCCTTTTCGGCATTTATTATTAATTGTTGGTTGAGGAATTCTGTTCCTCCGTTGTCAGTTACTGTATTAAGATAGGTCATAAACACCAAATGCCTAGACACTGATCTTTTACTTGCACCGCATCGTTCAGTATGCCACGAATGATATCCTTCTCCGGGTTTATAATACTGTATAGTAAAAGGAGTATTAATTGACCAAGGAGAATACCAATCACAACTAGGCCACTTTTTAACATATTCCGAAACTATAATATCAAGTTCATCAAGGTAATCAGATAATGCAGGACATTCTAAAACAGTATCTCGTGATATGGTTATATCTGTAGAAGTCTTGATTTTGGGATCCGCTAACACAGTCTCTCCGTTGACTATATGCATAGCAGCATGTTTTTTATCGCACTGAATAAAATATGCAATTAGTTTATCGCATATTTTTTTGTCTTTCAAAAATTCAGTTTCTATAAAAGACATTTTTTTAATGATCTCAATCGTTGTTATAAATATTTATCTACGCACTTAATAAGGGTAAAATAAAATGCATATAGTTATAGTCGGTGGTGGTACAGCAGGATGGATGACAGCACTCCTGGCATCTAATAGACATCCTAACCATAAAATTACCCTAGTAGAATCATCAAACATAGGTATCATCGGTGTCGGTGAAAGCACCACCGGATTGCTAACAGACTTGTTAGGTAACCACTTGTGGGATTTTGGCTGTGATCATAATGAATTTATAAGAGAAACCGGAGCATCATTAAAATACGGAATCAAGTTCAAAGGGTGGACTCCGGATATAGATGATTATTATATTGGACCAATTGACGGAAGTATAACCAAACAACATACTCCGGATATACAATTTGCACACGGTATTAAAAATCTTTCTCGTAAAGATATTATTAAAGTTTCAAGAATTGGAAACTGGATTGCAAAGGGTAAAAGCAATTTCAATAAAACAACCAACGACTTTTCTAATATGACACACGCAATGCATGTTGATGCACACCTAGTTGGAAAATATTTTCAAAAAATAACAATGCGTAATTCAAATACCACTCATATTGATGCAAAAGTTATTGATGCAGAATTAGATGATAGGGGATTTATAAAAAATATTGTCCTCGAAGATAATACAAAAGTTCAAGGTGATTTTTTTATTGACTGTTCAGGTATGTCTCGACTATTAATGAAAAAAATGCCTACTAATGGTTGGGTAAGTTATCATGATAATTTGCCAGTTAACAGTGCAATACCATTCTTATTAGATTATCAAGAAGGCGAAATACCAGAACCTTATACAACTGCCTGGGCTCAAAATTCTGGATGGATGTGGCAAATACCTTTATTAGATCGAAAGGGATGCGGTTATGTATTTGACGATAACTTTATTACACCCGACGAAGCACAGGCAGAAATAGAAGCACGATTAGGCAGAAAAATTAATCCTGCAAAGGTTATTAAGTTTTCAACAGGCAGACAAGAATTGGCATGGATTAACAATTGTGTAACCATTGGATTAGCCTCAGCGTTCTTAGAACCATTAGAAGCAACCAGTATACATTCTACAGTGGTTCAAATTAAAAACTTTGTTTTTGATTATCTTAGAGACACAACCGAAGAAACAATAAATCAAGGGTCGATCAACATCTATAATCAAAGAACTAGAAAAATGTTTGATGATTTAAAAGATTTTATTGCGATGCATTATTGCGGGGGGAGAACTGACACTGAATTTTGGCGTTATATAAACACCGGTGTAACTAAAACAGAATTTGTAACTAATTTAATCGAAATGGCAAAATATCGAATGCCAACACATCACGATTTTCCAAGTTACTATGGCAGTGCAGGCTGGCCACTTTATAGTTATGTAATGGAAGGACTACATCTTATCAATAAAGATGTGGCTACAAAAGAACTTCAAATGCCTATTCCCGGAATAGACAATTTAGAAGATGCGGTAAAAAATGATTATGTTGGACATCATGAACAATGGCATGAAGAATTAACAGATCAGTACTCGTGGGCAGAGATGATTGCAAAGTTTAGAGAAGATAGAAAAATTAATATAAGTTAAAACTTAAAGATATTCTTCTATCATCTTCATCGGTACTGAGATTTTGCTCAACACCATGGGTAAGATGCCCTGGAAACATCAGTAACATTCCTTCTTCTGGTACAAACCAGTGTTCGGTATTAATTCTGGGATTGTTAACAGTTATAGAATTATGTAAAAACCATTGAGTTTGAAAAGTCATACGATCTGCTTCAGTTTGAGGTCTATCGAATACAATCCTTCCGCTGTCTGCAGGAACTTTTACATAGTAAACTCCGCTCAAATATGAATCAGGGTGCATATGTGCAGAGTTGTAATTGTATCGCCGATTCACATTATACCAATAACTATAATTACTCAGTTCTTTTGGCATAGCCCAAGAATTAATAATTTTTTGGGCCATAGGGATTATCGCAGTGTTGAACAATTCTAATGTTATTGCATTGTCAATTCGTGTTTCATCTACAGGTATTGACTGCCATCCGCCTTTATTGCTTCGAGCGTTGCTTGGATCAGTCTTTTCTAATTTTGTAATAAAGTCAGTTAACGACTTATTGTCAATATGCTTTAGATAAGTATTGTAACAAGAAGAAATGAATATAGGGTGTTCTACAATGTTATTCATGGAAGTATTTATAAAACAATTATTAAGCTATCGTATATTATGAACAATTTAAAAAAAGTTTGCGTGGTAGGCGGCGGCACAGCTGGTTATGTTGCAGCACTAATTTTAAATACCCGATTCCCAGAAATTGAAATTGAAATAATAAAATCTGAAAAAATAGGCATCGTTGGAGTAGGCGAAGGCTCAACAGAACATTGGTCCGAATTTATGAAATATATCGGAGTCAAATGGCAAGAAATTATTATAGAATGTGACGCTACATTTAAGTCTGGAATAATGTTTAAGGGGTGGGCTGAGGAAGACTACTTGCATAGTACCAGCCTGGATTACGATAAAACTAATGGTCAGTATCAGTACATCTACGGATTTGTCATGGCAAGTAATATGCCATGCTGTGAAATGAATCCAACACCAGTTTGGCAATCTAAGATTTCATCAAAATATGCAACTGACGCTAATGCCGACTCACCTTTTAATCAATTCCACTTTAATACATTTAAATTAAATGATTTCTTAACACGAACGGCAATTAAAAAAGGAATTAAAATTGTAGACGATGAAATCTTAGATATCACTGTCGATGATAGTGGTAATATTTCATCTTTGCAAGGTGAAAAATCAAACTATAACGCAGATTTTTTTATTGACTCTACTGGTTTTAGAAGAGTATTGATTTCTAAACTAGGAGGAAAGTGGCAATCTTATAGCAACTATTTAAAAATGAAATCAGCTATAATGTTTCCCACAGACGCAGATAAAAATTTACCGTTATGGACTGTAGCACAGGCTATGGACTATGGATGGATGTTTAGTATTCCTGTCTATGATAGAACCGGTAATGGTTATATTTTTGATAGCGATTATATAACTGTCAATGCTGCAAAAGATGAAGTTGACAAATTTTTTAATAAAGATGTTGATATTGTTAGAAAAATAGATTTTGATCCGGGTGCATTGGATCGTGTATGGATTAATAATTGCTGTGCTGTAGGCTTGGGCGCAAACTTTGTAGAACCGTTAGAAGCAACATCTATTGGAACATCTATACAACAAATGTTTTTACTAATGCATAGATTGCCTAACTACAATCAAAAAACAATTGATAGATATAATAAAGATGTTAACGGTATTATGGATAATATTCGTGATTTTATTATAATGCATTATCTAACTAAAAAAACCAATACTAAATTTTGGAAAGATATACAGCAATTACCAATCCCGGATTCTTTAAGTGAAAAATTAGAACGCTGGAAAACTAATCTTCCAATCGAAGACGATTTCAGAGGTGTATCTAAGTATGCATTGTTTAATCAAACACATCACATACATGTGTTAAATGGTTTAAAATTATTTGATCGGGCTGCTATTAAAAATGAATTTAATATGATGCACTCTTGGATTAAACAAAATGCCGTCAATGTTATAGACGAACTTAAATTGTACGATTCTCAATCTCCGAAAATAACCCATAAACAATTTATAGATTATATAAGAAGTTCCTACGGCTTTAAAAAAACTACTTGATTAATTCTTAAATTATTAAAGAATTTTTCAGAGTTTACGCTCATCCCGTGAGTTAGTTTTAGGCCGTTAAATAATACCATTCGATTAAATTTTGATTCTATAGTATCAATCAACTGGTACTTATCTTTTGATCGCCAAGGTTCAAAATGCTCCGGAGTATCCCACGGATCCTCTGCAACTTGTTTGTAAAAATTTGTTCCCTCGCAAGTTTCTTTATTAAGATAAATCAATGCGGTATATCCTAAATCATTATGTGGACCCCAAAAATTGTCTTTATAATTATTAAACTCTTTATTATAAAATGTCATACAATTAGTTACTACTCTGCCCGGCTGCACAACTTTTTCTCCGCACAGGTTTTCTAGTGTAGAACAAACATCTAATAATCTTTCATCATAGAAATTATGTCGTTCATCTAAAAAATGAATTCCATTATAACTAAGAGTGTCCCAATCTTTCCATCTTTTTTTAGGGTTTGATAAAATGAATTGAAAAACTTCGTCTGGATATTTGTAAAAGTCGTCAACTATATACACAGTTGTTTCTTCTACTGTTTTAATTTTTATATTTTTTTCTAAAGGATTTGTATCGAATAAATTATGCATATCCAAAATTCATAGCTATTGAAATTCTTGGTTCTTTATTAGACCCAGTCTGTACACAATGCCGTAGATATGATCTAAAAATTACAAGCATTCCACCTTGAGTTTTATATCCTACTTTAACAAAACTTAATGAATTTCTTTCCGGAATGTTTTTTACAGGTAACATATCTGGCATACGAGGATCTTCAAATACTATATTCCCAGACCCTTCTGGAGAAGCAACATAATATACTGCGCTAAACACACTACCATCGTGCGTGTGATATTCTTGAAAATTTTCAGATTTTGCTATATTGACCCAAGCATCGGAGCATTTGTATTCTGCTATCGAGTTATGTTCTTTTGCATATTTGTGTACATGCTCAGTAACCGCTTCAATTAAAGATTTAAAATTTAAATCCTCAATTAACCGATATGCGTTGTGCGTAGTATAGGTTTTCCCTTCCCACTCATCTCCACCGGAAGGGTTACGCTCTGCAATTTTATGTATTTGTTCAGCCCATTTTTTATTAATTTCTTCAGAAAATAAATTTTCTTCAAGATATATTACAGTAGGAAACCAAAATTCTAATTTAGCCATTAACTACTCCGATGATCTAGGGTATAAATTTATATTGAGTATAACTCGTCTATTAGTATTGATGGGATTACTTGCAGTATGATATTGCAATCCATCGAATAATAGAATTCTATTTTCTTTTGGTTCTATTTCGTTTTTTACAGTATATCGATTGGTCATAGGAGAATGCAGTTCGTGCTCATTAAACATTCGTGTATTTCCATCACTGTCATTTAAATAAAATATCACAGTGTCATGCGGAAAATTATAATCTATGTGAGGCAAATTGTAATTTTCTTTAGTGTGATTGGCTTTAGGCATTTTAAGACCGAGCCTTGCTCGTAGTATTGATTTATTATTATAACCAAATTCTTCAAATAATTTGTTAAAGAATCCTTCAAAATCTTTTGCAAACATACTATAACATTCTTCGTCTTGAGCATATAACATATGATAAAATCCGTCAGTCTCTTTAGAGTAAGCATCGTTAAACTGATGATCACCAGGAGGAAGAGATACTTGGTCAGAATAAAACCAAGGAAATTCATTAGATAAAACAAAACTTTGAAGTTTTTTAAAATCGTTTGTTGGTAAGAAATCATCTTGAATCAGCATGGAGATATTTACCAGTTTTATTTTAGACTTTTGCAAAACCTGATAAGTAGCTGTGAACACGGAGAATTTATGTTTAGTTTTTTTACTCGTAGAAAAAAAATAGTTATTGACTGCTTTACCGCAAGCCCTAACGCCTATGATTTATTTCCTATCGATAAAGCTAATAAATTTTATCCAGATTGGTGGAAACGTTTGCCGAACAAATATGCAACCGAAACAGCTGGAGGACTTCCTGTTGACCACGGAACTATGAAAGGTTGTGTGGGCTTTAAAAATTTATACTCGTACGGATTTGTCATTCCGCTATGGAGTGATTTAAAACTTCAAACACATGGTCAAAATTATACATTTCAATTTGCGGATAACACAAGTCAAATTGGATTTCATTCTTTGGATCAACTAGGAACAGGTTTTTCTCAATATACTCATATCAAATTAATCAGTCCTTGGAGGATTAGGGAAAAGTCCGGAGTTAACTTTTTATACACAGGGACTCCTTGGAATTATCCAAGTGACTTGCTAACACAAGAAACCTTGCCAGGAATTGTTGAATACAAATACCAACACACAAGTAATATCAATATGTTATTAAAAAAAGGTCAGCTGTATGATTTTCCAGCAGGAAAAGCCATGGCGCACCTAATACCAATGACTGAACATGATGTAGAAATCAAGCTACATCTAGTAGGCCCTAACGATCTTATGCGAGTAATGAATAATAATAGTTTTCCATTTTTTGTTAACGGATACATGGAAAGTAGGAGAATACGAAAGAATAAAGAAGATTCAAAAACTTCTATAATTTGCCCAAAGGATATTAAATGAAAGTAAAATCAATAACAATAGTTGGTGGTGGCACCTCCGGTTGGTTAGCTGCCGCTTATCTATCTAACAATCAACCAGATATTTTAATCACAGTTGTAGATAAAGAATTTGGAACACCAGTTGGCGTAGGCGAAGGCACATTGTTACAAATTGGAGATTTTTTGTTAGAATGCGGTTTTGAACATTCTGAATGGTTTCCTGCTGTAGATGCTACTTATAAGTCTTCTATTTTATTTGCTAATTGGCAAGGTAAAGGCAAAGATATATGGCATCCTTTTTATAAAGGAAATCGTGCCGTAGACAAAGACACACGGTTATATGATGTATGGTCTCATGTGCAAGAATTTGATTTCAAAAAATTTGCCCTGGCCTATTACGAATCTTCTGTAATACATAATTCTGTAGATTCAAATAATCTACCCGACTATGGTTATCATATTGACTGTTCTAAGTTGGCGCAATTTGTACAACAGAAGTTAAAAAATAAAGTTAAATTAATCAAATCAGAAGTAGTTGATATTGTGTATGACAATGAAAATATTTCAAGTTTGAAATTAAAAAATAACGAAATTATTTCTGCAGATTTATTTATAGACTGCACTGGTTTCAACGGCCTGCTTAAAAAAACCAACAAGCGTATTAATTTAGAAGGTCGATTATTTTGTAATACTGCAATTGCAGGACATGTTCCCTATAAAGACAGAAATAATGAACTACAGCCATATGTGATTTCTGAAGCAGTTGATCACGGATGGATATGGAATATTCCGGTTTCGTCTAGAATTGGCAGCGGACTAGTTTTTAATAGAAACATCACTGACATCGAAGAAGCCAAAGAATATTTTGTCAACTATTGGGACAATAGGATTAGTAAAGAAGACTGTAAAGTTATCGATTGGACTCCGTTCTATAATGAAGATATGTGGAGTGGCAATATTGTTTCTATCGGACTAAGTGCAGGATTCATTGAACCTTTGGAAAGTACAGGAATTGCTTTAATTACCAGTGCCGTGGCGCATTTAAGTAATGCTATGCGTACACAGTATTATTCTAAAGAGGATGTTGACTTTTTTAATTTACAAATGAAAATACAGTTTGAAGACTGTGTAGATTTTGTCAGTATGCACTATGCAGACAATGATAGAGATACAAAATTTTGGTCTTATGTAAAAAACACTTTTACGCCATCTAAAAAAATGTTACATTTTATTGAACAGTTAGCTGACCCTTCTGTCAGCATTCCACACTCTGGAAAATTTCAATTTGTGTTTGATGGTGTTAACTGGTCTGCTTGGCTGATACAAATGGGCGTTCCCGTAGCACCTAGAAAAATCAAGTACAACAAAGATCAAGCTGAAAACATTGTGATTGACACTTATTTAAAAAATGAAAAATATAGACACGTTTGGAGTCGGCACCATGCAAGTGAAATTGATAGATTGAAAGAATACTTTAGATGAAAATAGCTGTAATAGGGTCAGGAACTGCTGGGATTTTATCGCTAGCTCATTGTCTAGCATTCTTTCCTAAAGACTGGCAAGTAACTTCGATCTATGATCCTAACATCCCAATGCTAGGGATAGGCGAAAGCACTTCAACACAAATACCACAAACTTTATTTTATGCAACTGGACTAAATTTTTTAGATATGCCCGACGAGTTGGATATGACAGCGAAGCACGGGGTAAAATATGTAAATTGGAGAGAAGATAATTTCTTTACAAAAATTCCACCGCCTTACTATGCTATGCATTTTAATAATTTTTCTTTAAAAGAATTTGCATTTAAACAATTTGAGAAAAAATGGAATACTCGTTTTTTAACAATTGAAGGTGAAATAATAACCATGCACAATCGAGTTGATAGTGTTACTGTAACATTATCTAACAATGAAAGTCATGATTTTGATTATGTAATAGATTGCCGAGGCTTTCCTAAAAACTCAAACGATCATATTACTGTTGATAGCATACCGGTAAATCACTGTTTGGTACACACCATTAAAGAAGCAGGTAACTGGAGTTATACCTATCATCAAGCCCATGCCAACGGTTGGATGTTTGGAATTCCTCTACAAACTCGTCAAGGATGGGGTTATCTTTACAATGACACAATTACTTCACGAGAAGAAGCGATCAATGATATTGCTGACATATTTAAAACACGCAAAGAAGATTTAAATTTAAGAGAATTTTCATTTAACAATTATAAGGCAAAAAAGTTTATTGATGGCAGAATAATAAAAAATGGAAATATGGCATTATTTTACGAACCTATAGAAGCACTGAGCAGTTGGTTTTATGATAATGTGTTAAGACTATTTTTTGAAGTAGTGATTACTAAACAAGTTACTGAAGATCAAGCAAACTCTTTTTTACACGGATTAGCTGAAGATTATGAATTGTTTATATGCTATATGTATCATGGTGGTTCTAAATTTACTTCTCCGTTTTGGAACAAAACAACAAAAAAATGCAAAGATGTGTTAGACAACAGTGATAGATTTAAAAAACATATTACTATTATGAAGCAAGCAGACCCTGCATTGGACACCAACACTTCTTTGGTTTTCCCTATCGGAGTGTGGAGAGACCTCAATCATAATATGAAATACCAATATTTTTAATTGACACCATCTAAAATTATAAGTATGTATAGGAGACACTTATGGAAAATAATACCGAATTTACACTGGAGCCGCAATCTTTAGAAGTTGGCATAGCAAAACTAGCATCGTTAGACATTATGTCAATGAATAAAGCTATGCTATTTTCTAAAGAAGATTGTAATAAAATACTAGAAAGTTGCATTGAAGATTTATATTTAGATGCAAGAGTTATAGGCGATGGTGATATACACCGCGCTAAAAGGCAGAAACTTAGAGGTGAAGTTGCCGGCTTTCCTTTTGAAAATATTAGAGCAGTAACTAAACAAGCCAATGACGAAGTTTATGATTTCAAACTTTTAGGAATTATTGATCAAGATTTCCCACAAGTATATCAATATTCAACCGGAGATTTTTACAATTGGCACATTGACATTACTCCAATGGCGGCAACTAGAAAACTTAGTTTTATTATTAATTTAAATGATTCATCGGAATATACTGGAGGAGAAATTGAATTTCTAAATACTGATACTTCAGCCAGTAATATCAATGAGGTTGGCTCATTGATAGTATTTCCGTCGTTCTTGCCATACAGAATAAAAGAAGTTACTTCTGGTCATAAAAATATTATTGTGGGTCATATCCACGGAACAATTTTTAGATGATACTGCCTTATAATTATTGGTACTTTGTTAGTGCATTATCTGATCAAGTCTGCGAATCAATTTTAGAGCTTGGTTTAGAAACAATGCATAAAGCTCGCCAGGATTATGGGGATGCAGCAGTCAATGGAGTTACCGGAGATTGGAAGCATAAACAATCTTTAGATACTAAAACCAATACAATAACAATTGCTGATAGCACCGTCGAAGACATCACAAAAAGTGGTAACAGTTTAAACAATATGCACGTGAGAGATTCTAATGTTGCTTGGCTTAATGACCCACGGCTATACAACATGATCTGGCCATATGTTCATGAAGCAAATAAATTAGCCGGCTGGAACTTCGATTGGGATTTTACAGAGGACCTCCAGTTTACAAAATATGGAGTAAATCAATTCTACGGATGGCATGCTGATTCAGGAGCTGACAAATATGAATTGTTTGATCCAACTATACATAAATTTAAATTAAATGAAGATGGGACTCCTTTATTGGCCGGTGATGGATCATTTGTTCCCGAAGCAGCTCACTTGATTGATAATCCGTTAAAAGCTGGAAAAATTAGAAAATTAAGCGTTACAATTAGTCTTAGTGATCCAGCTACTTATGAAGGCGGTAATTTAAAATTTGATCTAGGCCCGCACAGAGAAGATAGATATCACGAATGTGCAGAAATACGACCAAGAGGCTCTATAATAGTTTTTCCGTCTCATGTATACCATCAAGTAACACCGGTTACAAAAGGGACTCGATACAGTTTAGTAGCATGGAATTTAGGATATCCGTTCAAATGAATAATCCAGAATTATTTAAAAAAAATTCATATTTAGATCTCAAAAGTATAATTCCTCGCGAAGTCTGCAACCTAGTAGCACAATATGCATTGTTGCAAGAATCAGTCGCTCCTCTTAAAGAAGAAGCAGAAGGGCAAGTTCCATTTGCTCATTCGGTTTATGGAGATTTATTAATGGAAACATTAATGATTTTTATGAAACCGCATATGGAAATGCATACCGGATTAGAACTATGTCCTACTTACAGTTATTTTAGAGTGTACCGTCCGGGGATGACACTAGAAAAACACACTGATAGAGTTAGTTGTGAAATCAGTACAACTGTATGTCTAGGTTATAACTATGTTAACGCTCCTTCGGACTATAATTGGGGGATGTACGTAGGCACAAACCTTAATATTATAGAAGAAGTTTCGTCGATAAATAATATTGGAAAAATGCTATCGCAAAAACCAGGAGATATTATTGTATATCGCGGTTGCGAAGTAGAGCATTGGAGAGATCCGTTTGTTGCTGATAAAGGAAGTTGGCAAGTTCAAGCATTTTTACACTATATCAACAAGGATGGCCCGTACTATCCAGAATATGCCTACGATAAACGGCCAGGATTGGGCTTTAAATTTAAATAAATGTGCCTAAATATTTTTAAAAAAACATAAATACAATAACAAATGGTCTACGGAGAAATAAATGAATACGCTTACAATTGAATCAGTCTCTATTATACAGAGAGGCACAGATCTTGACAATGATATCTACTGTCATATTAAGTTTGCAGAAGTTTCTTTTGCTGTGCCATTCTATGCACACCGAGTAGGCGCCGAAGCATTTCAACGAGAAATGTGGACTCGATTAAATTCTGGAGAATTTGGTGAAGTTCCTTTCCCCCCAACAAATTACCCTAAGCACCCAAAAACACAAACTCAGTTAGAACTTGAAGCTAGAGAAGAAAGAGATAGTCTTTTACTAAAATCAGATTGGACCGAATCATCAAGTAGCTTAACTGCGCCACAAAAATCGGCTTGGAGCACATATAGGCAGGCGCTTAGAGCAGTTCCTGATCAAGCAGGATTTCCATACGAAATTACTTGGCCTACAAAACCATAAATTAAAAAATTTATTCAAGAAAAAAGCGGAGCATTGCTCCGCTTTTTCACTTCTAGTTAATGGTTAGTTATTAAAGTGAGGTGGTAATTCATGACCTGCAGATGTTCCGGGTTGATTAATATCGTCTACCTTTGGAGGTATTTCATATATTGCACATTCGGTTGTTAACAATAGTCCTGCAACTGAACTTGCATTAATCAGCGCAGTCTTAACTACCTTAGTTGGATCAATAATACCTATATCAAACATATTACCAAATTGTCCGTTTGAAGCATCGTAACCACAATCTGATTCTAAATTTAACACTTTGTCTATAACCACATCGGGCTTATCACCTGAGTTTTCGGCAATTTGTCTTAGCGGTTCAGATAGCGAGTCAATGACAACTTTAACTCCGGCATCTTGTTCTTTGTTTCCTGTTGCAAAATTTTCTAACAGTTTAATAAGTCGAACATATGCCACTCCACCCCCGGCTACAACACCTTCCTTCATGGCAGCTCTAGTAGCATGTAATGAATCGTCATATCGATCTTTTTTCTCATTTATTTCTGGAGTGGTTGCGCCACCTACTCTAATTAGAGCAACGCCTCCTAGCAATTTCGATACTCTTGCTTCCATGTCAACCTTGGTAAAAGTTTTTGGGCCAATACTTAAATCTTCAATTTCTTGTTGTATAGAAGAAATCCTAGAAGAAATTTTACTCTTATCACCATGTCCGCCAATAATGGTTGTGGAGTCTTTAGTAACTTCAATTCGATTACATTGGCCCAAATCTTCTAATACAGCATTTTCGGGTCGCTTGCCATTTTCATCCGAAAATACAGTTCCTCCAGTAAGTACTGCAACATCTTCAATGAGATATTTCCTTTTTTCGCCTTTCCAGTCAGGCGATCGTACGGCACAACATTTAATATGGCCGTTTGCATTATTCAATACCAGCGTAGCCAAGGCATCGTTATTGATTTGCTCAGCCATGATTAAAAATGGTCGCTTAGATTCAGCTAACTTTTCGAGAATAGGAACTAAATCATTAATATTTAGAATAGGTCTATCTAAAATTAAAATATAGGGATTTTCTAGTATGCATTTTTGTTTATCAGAATTGATAAAGTACGGAGAATAGTATCCGTGATCATATTGTAAACCATTAACAATCACTAGTTCGTCTGTTAACTGTGTGCTGGTTTCAACACTGATTGCACCAGTATGGCCTACTGAGGTATAAGCATCTGCAATAATCTGTCCCATTTTCTCGTCGCTGTTTGCAGATATAGTTGCAACATTTTTTATTGTTTCTGCTGTATCGCAAGGCTTACTAATTTTTCCTAGCCCCTCGACTACAATTTCGACAGCTTTATCAATTCCTCTTTTGAGATTAACTCCACTGATACCAGTGGCTTGATACTTAGATCCTTCGCGAATCATTGCTTGAGCCAGTACTGTAGCAGTGGTTGTACCATCACCAATATCATCTGCGGTCTGATTAGCGGCTTGTTTAACTAATCGAGAGCCCATGTCTTCTAACGGATCTTGAAGAAAGATCTCTCTAGCCACTGTAACTCCGTCTTTGGTCACTTGAGGTGGACCGTAAGTTCTTTGAATAATTACATTTCTGCCCTTTGGGCCAAGTGTTGACTTTACAGCATTTGCTAGTATGTTTACACCGTTTATTAGTTTCTTTTTAGTTTCTGGGCCGGTATTAACCACCCGTGGATTAATTGGCATATTAGTTTTCTTCCTTTAAAATTGCTAAAATTTCTTTACTGTCGAGGATTAAAAATTCCTCACCGTCAACTTTTACTGGGTGTCCTGAGTACTTGGGGTAGATTATTAAATCACCTTTTTTAAATCCTATAGGTAACAATTTTCCGTCGTCATTAGTTTTGCCTTCGCCTACTTCTAAGATTTCACCTTTAGTAGGGCGTTCTTTAACATCGTCTGGTAAAACTAATCCGGTTTTAGTTTTATTATCATCTTCTATTTTTTTAACAAGTACTCTATCGCCGCTAGGCTGAATTTTACTGGTCATTATTTCTCCTTAAGTTCTATGCTCAGTTTATAATGGTGTATTTATAAGGCTGATAACGGTGTTTTTAATTTTATGGTTTAATTAACTTCTTTTAACCTTGTATCTAAGTATCTTCGTAGTTCCATTAGTTTGGTTCTTGATTCAGGAACTGTTGAAGAAACTGTTTTTTTGTCAAAGCTATCTCTATGTTGACTGTCTATCTGTCGAACTTCTTTTAACAGTTCATTTAACTTTGAACTTAATTCTTTTTTCACAGTTTCATCTTGAATCCGTAAAATTCTTTCACTAAACATGTAAAATTCTTTTTTGAATACTTCGCTATTTTCTATAGTGTTCAGCATTTTCTAACTCCATTATGGTATCAATTTTTGTGCGTATCAGCTGATTATTTAATGTGGTCTTGAGCCCACTGTGTAGTTGTTTGGGGAGATAATCTAGACCGCACCATGCTAGGGTTGGTACAGCTTGAGTTAAAAACTCGTCAGCAACTAGACAAACATAGGTTCCGTATTCAAACCCACGATCTTCGCTGAGGTATAACTCAATAGGCAGTATTCTACCTGAGTGATAATCTTTAAGCAACACCTCTGCATCTTCTAACAGTGATGCAGATCTAGCAAATGTAGGTACAGTCCACTTTTCATCCTGTAGAATAAGCAGAATTCTTCCTGTGGTCCTTGCTAGAAATAATAAGCCGGCTCGTTGTTGCATCCAGTACTTATTACGGATTTAGAGTCAATCTCCAAGATCCTGGCAAGTACTCACCCTCAAAGGATTTCAACCACTGAACTCCATCCCATTTATATTGTATACCAGTTCGTAGATTAGTAATATATAGATTGGTTGTGACTTCTTCCGGATCAAAAACACTGACCCAACGACTGCCATTCCATTCAATAATGCTGTTGGCCTTGATGTAGGTATCTGAATCGTCTAGATTTTTCCAAGCAGTTGGTCCTGAACTACGCTCTGGCTTACCTGGCAAGTAGACATCAGTTTCAACAGTTTCGGTATCGGGATCATCACCTTCTGAGAACCAGTCTGGATAGGTATATTTCTCAATGGTATATTTTATAACACTGGCATCGCCATTGCTGTCTTCTAGCGGAGGAAATTCATTCAGTCGTATTTTATACTTGCCTGACACTGTTCTGTAACTGGTTGACGAAAAAGTTTCAAATAATCCACCATCTTCAACTTCTGTAAATCCTACTTCAACGCCGTTAACATACACTTTGGTTTGATATATGTTGCTGTAACTTCTTGGCAAGTTAGAAGCACTGGCCTTTTGTCGTTGATCTGGTCTAACAATTCTATAATAATCTATGTCAGTGTCAATGATATTGGTAGCGATGCTGGCCGCCCGAGTTGGTGCAAGGAACATGTTTAGATCATCCAACATTAGATATCTCAAACCAACAGGATAATTTGCTTTTGATCCGTATGTGGTTAGGGGATTAAAGTTATAGGGATTAATAATAGCATCTATTGTGCCTTTGCTTGCTGAACGCACACTGGTATAAACTGTGTTATCGGGATATCTGCCTGTGGTTATTAAAGTGTTGCCTGGAACAGTATCCATATCCATAGATACAACTAACAGAGTAGGATCTATAGGGTTAACAGCGATAGAACCAACTAGTTCACTACCATTAGGTTGTTTAAAAGTAATTCTACTAACACCTTGTTTATAACCACCATACTGATCTAATACCAACTGCCAGTCAAGTTTCTTACCAATCTTTTCAGGAGGTAAATCTAGACCAGCGTCGAGTACAGCCTGTCCAACATCAACAATACTGATATTGTAATCTCCAGCAACACCGTTGTCTGCTTTGAGCATAACAATTCCGTAGCGTTTGTATTCAATTGCGGTTTGAAGATCGCCGTCATTATAAATTAAATTGTTGATGTTAACTGCATCGCCTGTATTGGTAAACATGTTGTTGATAACTGCACGAACAACACCTAGCTTCTTGACTTTGGTAGGAGGACTGATGTATATAGGCATTTCGAATTCTAAACTGGCAATGTCTATATCTGTATCTGTACCTTGTGGTATTGACCTAGAACTAAAATTGGTACTGGTAAGATAGATTACACTGAGACTAGTCCAATCAACATAGTTGTCTGTGGTCTGAACTTCAAGACTTGGATTAAACAAAATTAATATTTGCTCAAGCAATTGCAGTTTTTGATCTGTATTAGATGTCCACACATCTGCTTTGACTCGCAGCTTAAACGGAGTTGGCATCAGTCTTTCAACAGTATACCCTGCACCTTGTTCAGTACCATATACTCGTTGCCCTGCAACATCTTCATAGGTGCGTTCTCGTACATTTACCTTACTAACAAATGTGCTGTCTGCTAGTCTGCTGGTATCTAATTCTAATCCTGTGATATAACAAGAAATACGGGGAACAGTAGGCATTTTGTTTTCGCTGTTATCTTTGATGATACTGGCCACTTGTCTAGTCAAGTCACCGTACATAACAGGTACTAGTCGTTCTTCTTTATCGCCCGTTTGATATTTAAATCCAATAAACACACGCATGAACTGTGTTACATATCTGCGTATTTGACCGTCGTAGTGAAAGTCCATTATTCGTCCGCCTCTGGTCTAAGAGCTTTTGACAAGCTCTGTTTCTCTTTAACCACCTTACCGTTAATTGTTGTTTGGTTAGGATTGTTAACAAACGATGCTTTTTGTGTTTGTCTAACATCTTTGCCAACAAATCTATCGCCGGTGCCAACATCGCTAGCGCCTAAGTTGTTCATGGTCATCCTCACATTGTCCTCAATCTTGATCCAGCGTGTACCGCTGTATCTAAACAGTCGAGTAGGCAAGTAATCTGTTCGTAGACAGAATTGCCCTTCCTGTGGTGTTGCTGGAAAAGCAATACCAGCAGTAAATCTAGCACCATTGGCAGGGATTGCGTCTGCCAACCAAGTATCTGTATTGCCGTTTATTTCTCCATAGCCACCACGCTCAATAGTTCTATAAGTTTGATCAGCAGTAACACCTGCATATATCGGATTACCTTCAGTGTCAAATAGCGGAGCACCATTCTCATCAGTGGCCTGCGGTTGATTGTCTGTGATAAAAGTTGTTTCTAGATCAGCACTGATCAGTTGAGGATTACCATCAGGACCTCGTTGCAAGTGATAAAACTGTGTAGTATCAAATCCGCTCTTTGGAGCATCCGCTTCTGCTTGATCCAGCACCGCAGCAGTAATCTGCATTTCTTTTTCATAAGTTGACATGATGTCGCGCAGTGTGGTATTACTGCCTTCTTCTGCAACCCCATCAAGTATCTGTTTAAATTCTTGACTGTCAACCAGTGGTTTACATTTTGCACGATATAGGTGCGGATACCAAGTTACTGAGAATCCTTCTGCGGCCCTATTAACTTCTTCAACAACATAGAATCGTTTGAGAGCAAATTGTAAATTGTTTAAGGCATGTTCATCTTTTAGGTGCGGCAGTTCAATAACATCACCGCTCATGATCTTACGACCTATTTTTTCCACAGTATCGTTGATATGAAAAGTCATAAAAATAGTATCATTTTGTAAAAACAGGCCAAATTGACTTAGATTAAAATCAATATCTGCTAGGTTATAAACTCCACGCAACAGATAAATGTCTGGATCGTACTTGCGATCTCTGTTTTCTAAAAACAACAGATCTTGAATTTGCGTTTCGTTAGAAGTACCGTAGTTTGGAGTGCTCGGAGTATCGCCCTGTGTAGCGGCTCCGGGCCCAACATACTTGTGAACCAGCACATCAGTACCGCCAATTTGGAACATTTCCCAAACGGATTTGTCAATGAATTTGTAATCGTTGCCCTTTTCTGGGCGGTATAAGCTGAGTCTTGGCATAGTAGTATATTTACCGCTACGATAAATAGTTGTATGAACCAAATAGATCAAGCCAAAAAAGAAGTCTACGACTACTGCAAACTCATGCTGGGTGACGGCATGATCGATATTGAACTAGACCCACAGCATTACGAAATAGCACTAGCTCGTAGTTTAGCGGTGTTTCGACAAAGAAGTGATAACTCAGTAGAAGAAAGCTATGCGTTTATGACGCTAAGACAAGATACTAATGAGTATATTCTTCCAAAAGAAATACAGCAGGTTCGACAAATTTTTAGACGCAGCGTTGGTTCGAGAAGTGGCAACGGCACCGGCGGCACAGTGTTTGAACCGTTCAACCTTGCCTACACTAATACCTATTTGTTGTCATCGACTAACATGGGCGGCCTACTAACCTATGAATTGTTCAGTCAGTATCAGGAACTAGTAGGTAAGATGTTTGGATCATTTATCAACTTTACATGGCACCCAACACATCGCAAGTTGATTATTCAACAACGGCCCCGTGGTGACGAAGAAGTAATGTTATGGGTATATAACACTCGTCCAGACTTTGCTATCATCAATGATACCTATGCAGGACAATGGATAAAAGATTATAGTCTAGCCAACTGCAAGATGATGCTAGGACAAGCCCGTGAAAAGTTTGCTCAAATTGCCGGCCCACAAGGCGGTAGCTCACTAAACGGTGCAGCTATGAAAGCCGAAGCGCAGACTGATTTGGAAAGACTAACTAAAGAATTAGAAACACTGGTATCCGGTGGATCTGGTTACAGTTTCATAATTGGTTAAACAGATTTGACCTTGTAATTATTCTATAGTATACTTGTCTTATAGGAGACATTTATGATTATAGGAATATGCGGATTCATTGGCAGCGGAAAAGATACAGTTGCTGATTACCTTGTTAACTTCCACGAATTTAGACGCGAAAGTTTTGCCAGCACTCTTAAAGATGCAGTGGCAGCAGTGTTCGGTTGGGACAGAACTTTGCTAGAAGGTCGTACAAAAGAAGCTCGTGAATGGCGAGAACAAGTGGATCCGTGGTGGGCTGAACGACTAGCAATGCCTACACTAACTCCACGTTGGGTACTACAATACTGGGGTACAGAAGTTTGTCGTAAAGCATTTCATGATGATATATGGATAGCCAGCCTAGAAAACAAACTCCGTAACAGCAAAGACAATGTAGTGATCAGTGATTGCCGCTTTCCTAACGAAATACAAAGTATTCGAGATGCTGGTGGAAAAATTGTATGGGTACAACGAGGCGAATTACCTGATTGGTATGATACTGCCATTGAAGCCAATTTAGGACACAACTATGCAGTCCAAGATCTTAAAATGCGCAAAATTCACGCCAGTGAAACAGCCTGGGTCGGAACAGATTTTGATACTATCATTGACAACAATCGATCAATTGACGACCTGTATCAACAGGCCAAACTAATAGTCAGCAACGAGATCTCCCTGCTTCCAGTTAACTCCGTCCTTGGCTAATACCTGAGCACAATTAGCACAGACAGTTTTTAAATTTGCAGGGCGACAATTATCTAGATTGCCATCAACGTGAAATACCCTAAACGGGTCACGGTGTACACTCTTAAATCCACAACGATCACATTGTGACTTCATCCTATACCCTGCTCTAAACCAGCGGGGTATCCCATGATTAACTCCGTGTGCCATACAGATCTCACAGAGGCTACGATAATAGACTCTGTTGTTTTTCTTATAGTTAACCGCACGGGGTCTTAAACCGCATTTGCAAAGTGGACGCATACAGATATTTACACCTTTTCAGCCCCTTTTCAATATGCTATAAGTGCCCATTTTTCCTAGACTACGCTAAATATTATGAGAGAACTAAACTCAGGAGATAACGATATGGCACTAGTTTCCCCAGGCGTACAAGTTACGATAATTGATGAGAGCTTTTATACACCAGCTGAACCTGGTACCACTCCTCTTATCGTCGTAGCCACAGCACAGGATAAAAGCAATGGAGCAGGCACAGGCACTGCTACTGCTACAACAAAAGCAAATGCTGGAAAAGCATTTAGACTAACAAGTCAGAAAGATGTAGGCGATTTGTTTGGTGTTCCTTTCTTTGAAAAGACACCTAGCAACACACCAATTCACGGTAGTGAGCGCAACGAATACGGTCTATTGGCAGCTTACAGCTATCTAGGTGTTTCGGCAAGTGCATTTATTGTACGTGCTGATGTTAACCTAAACGAGCTAGAAGGCACAGCAACAGAGCCAGGTGCAGAGCCAACAGATGGTGCATGGTGGGTTGATACTCGCGGCACAACATACGGTATCTTTGAATGGAATGGCGCAGCCGGTGACACCACAGGCGGTCAAACATTCACAATGAAAGAGCCAATCGTTCTAACAGACGACGATGCAACAACAAAAATTACCAGTAATGCACCAAGAGGATCCGTTGGATCTATTGGCGATTATGCGGTAGTATTTGAAACTGGTTCAGTAACCAAAGAACTAGCAAGAATTTATTTCAAGAGCCCAGGCGGCGGCTACAACGAAAGTGGTAGTCTAGTGTCAGCAGGTACATGGGTTAAAGTAGGTGGCGGTGGTTGGGCAGCTAGTTGGCCAACAGTTACTTCTAAAACTGTTACTGGTACAGGTGCATGGTCAGTTAGTGATACATTCTCATTGAATGGTACATTGATTACTGCATCGGGAACAACTCCAGCAAGTCTAGTTGGCGATATCAATACAGCAATGGGCGGAAGCGCAGGCGTATATGCTAAACTAGTAAACAACAAGATTTATCTATACAGCAACGGTGCAACAGAAGGTCAAGCTGACTCAACAAGCTCTGGTAGTATTGTTTTAGCAGCAGGCACTGGTGACATTATTGCAGCTACAGTAACGGCCAGCGACATTGGTATTAAGGCAGGCGAATACTTTCCTCCAACATTGTCTATTGCTCCTCACACAGCAGTTCCAGAATTTAAGTCTGGCGACACTGAGCCAAAGCCAACTGGAAGTGTATGGTTAAAAACAACTGAGCCAGGTGAAGGCGCTCGTTGGAGAGTTAAGCGTTGGAATTCTGCAACTAGTGCATGGGTGGCCTACGATGCTCCGATCTATGACACTAGTGCAAGTTCATTGTATTACCTAGACCGTAGTGGCGGTGGTACAAACATTCCAGCTGACAGTATCTATGTTCTAGCTAATGCTGAAGAACAATTCAGTTATGCTGACGGGACAGATGCAGAACCAGATGATCGTGACACAACTTTCAAAGAGTTGAGCTTCCGTGTTTGGAGACGAGCAACTACAGGTTCAACTGTTGTTGAATCCGCAGCAATTACTGCAAGTACATTTGCAGCAGGTGCTAGAACATTTACTATTAAACAAACTATCAAAGGTAGTCTAGCACTTTCTGCAGCAACAACAGTTAGTTTCACCGCAGCAGGTTCTACAGCTGATGCTGAAACATTAGCAGCAGCTATTAATGCTATTTCAATGACTGACACAGCTGGCGCAGCCGTTACAAATCACATTGAAGCAGCAGTTACAGCCGACAATACAATTACACTAAGCCATAAGGTTGGTGGTGAGATTCGTTTAACTGACGCAGGCGGCACAGGAAACCCTGTAGCAGCATTGTTTACACCTTATAATGTGGTTACAGAAGTTGGTACAGCTAACTTCTACACTGCCCCTACAGAAGCAGCAGAAGATTATATTGTTACTAACTGGCGCCCACTAGCCGACGAAGCCACAAATGGTTTTGCAGCAAGTCCAGATGCTCCTTTAAACGAGCCAACAGACGGACAACTATGGTACAACAACAGTTTTGCTGAAGTTGATATGATGATTCATAACGGTCGTACATGGGTTGGTTACAAGCATTCTACAAGCCCTTACTACAACGCTGATCCACTATTACAAACAAGCCCAGGTGGCCCAATTGTAGGTGCTACTGCTCCAGCAGCAGCTAACGGACAAAGCGACAGTTCAGCACTAGTCAACGGTGATCTATGGATCAGCACAGCTGACATGGAAAATTTCCCAACAATTTACAAATGGGACGGTTTAAACTTAGAGTGGGTATTAGTTGACAAGACAGATCAAATTACAGATCAAGGTGTTTTATTTGCTGATGCTCGTTGGGCAACTAGTGGTGCATCAAGCACACCAAGCACTATTGCTGACTTGTTAGCCAACAACTACTTAGACCCAGATGCTCCAGATCCAGCACTATATCCAAAAGGTATGTTGCTATGGAACCTACGCAGAAGTGGTGGTAACGTTAAGAAATATCAAAACAGCTACATTGACCTAAATGCAGACAATGCAAGAACTGGTGCTGCTACCCTAGCTGGTAACGCATTTGTTTCAGGCGAAAGCATGAGTGGTTATTGGTCAGATCGTTGGACTACAGAAAGTGGTAACAACGAAGACGGTTCTGGCAGCTTTGGTCGTCATGCACAGCGTAAAGTTGTTGTACAGGCAATGAAGTCAGTTATCGACACTAGCCAAGAAATCCGTGACGAAGAGCGTAGAAACTTCAACCTGATCGCTGCTCCTGGATATCCAGAGACGCTACAGAACTTGATCAGCTTGAACATTGATCGTGGTCAAACAGCGTTCGTTATCGGTGACACACCATTGCGTCTACCAAGCGATGCTACATCATTGTTAAACTGGGGTACTAATGCTGCTCTAGTAACAGACAACGGTGATGACGGTATTGTTAGCTATGACGAATATTGCGCAGTTTACTATCCAAACGGATTTACCACAGACCTAGGCGGTGCTAACGCAGTTGTTCCAGCATCACACATGATGTTGAAGACATACGCACTAAGCGACCAAGTTAGCTATCCGTGGTTTGCACCAGCAGGTACAAGACGCGGTGGTATTACTAACGCAACCAGCGTAGGTTACATTGATGCACTAAGCGGTGAATTCCAAACTGTTGCATTGAACGAAGGTACAAGAGATGTGCTTTATGATCTAAAAGTTAATCCGATTCCATTCTTTGTTGGTGTTGGACTAGTTGCTTATGGTCAGAAGACTCGTGCTAGAAATGCCAGCGCACTAGATAGAATCAACGTAGCTCGTCTAGTTGTTTATCTAAGAAGCCAGCTATCAAAACTAGCTCGCCCATATGTGTTTGAACCAAACGATTCTATCACTCGTGATGAAATCAAAGGCGCAGTAGAGAGCTTGTTATTAGAACTAGTTGGTCTAAGAGCTCTGTATGACTTTGCAGTAGTTTGTGATGAGTCAAACAACACACCAAGTAGAGTTGATCGTAATGAGTTGTATGTTGATATTGCTATTGAGCCAGTCAAGGCCGTAGAATTCATCTACATCCCAGTACGCATCAAGAATACTGGTGAAATTTAATTAACGGAGCAAAGAAATGCCAATTACATCATTAAATAACTTTTCGATCAACCCAGCTGGTCCTGGTACCAACACTGGTATGTTGATGCCAAAACTGAAGTATCGCTTCAGAGTGACATTGCTTGGCTTCGGTACACAGGCTAGTACAGAATTAACCAAGCAGGTCATTGACGTAAGTAGACCTAAGATTGCTTTTGAAGAAATCGAAGTTCCTATTTACAACTCAAAGATCTATCTAAGCGGTAAACCAACGCACGAAATGTTGACCTTAAACGTCCGTGATGACGCAGCAGGCAATGTTATCAAGTTAGTTGGTCAGCAAATTCAGAAGCAGTTCGACTTCCTAGAGCAGGCAAGTGCTCGTTCTGGTATTGACTATAAGTTCACAACTCGCGTTGAAGTATTAGACGGTGGTAACGGTGCCCTAGGCCCACAAGTACTTGAGACATTTGAGTGCTTTGGTTGCTTCCTACAAAACACTGACTACGGTGATTTGAACTATGGAACCAATGAAGTTGCTACAGTTGCACTAAGCATCAGATACGACAACATCCTACACGAAGCTGGTACAGTTGGTGTTGGTACGCTAGTTGGTCGTCAAGCAGCTACTCAAGCTATTACTGGTTTGACTCCAGGCGCAGCTTAATCTTAATTGATTCAAAAGAACCCGGTTTTATACCGGGTTTTTTTGTGACATAAATAATTGTATGGCAAATAAATTCACAAGATATCTACTCGGCGATGGTAATTTCTTTACCGGTATTGTCGGAGGTATTACTAAACCAAAAGGAATCATGGGTGACTGGCAACATGCTGCCAGAACATTTGTTGACGATACATTTAGACTTGCCCCAAGACATAAATTTCTTTACTAT